ACCACCTCGATCGATTTCTCACGAGCTTGGCTGGTGAGTTGACTGGCCTCGTAGACCGGCACATCGATCTCTTTGGCCTCTTCCAGAGACACTGAGCCTGACTCGTTCATCTCCCAAGAAACCTTGAAGAAATCGCCCTTGTTATTGGCGACAATGGCGTGACTCTCATAGGTGGCAATGAGTTGCACCTTGGTGTCGTCGTCCCCGCCGAACAGGGCCGAACTGGCCTGGATGGCCTCTTCGACGGCGCCGACACGAGCCTCCATCGACCCAGCGAGGAGTCGACCGAGGAAGTCGGCGTCGACCATCATTTCCGCAGTGTTCATTGGTAAACCGTGGGTGTGCGAGATACTTCGCGGAGACGCGCTAACGCTATGACCCGGGCGACTTCACTGTCAAGTATCGCACCATCATCTATGGTCACATGATGCAACGTCAGGCGGCGTATCGCATCGCCTGTTTGACCTCGGTAAGGAGGCCCTCCAGTCGCTCCATCCGTCGAAGCACCTTCGGTTGGTCTTCCAAGAGTCGTGCGAGTTTCTTCTCGACCTTCTCGACAGAGTCCATTTTCTGACTGAACTCTCGCTCCCAACTCTGATGGTTTTGACGCATCACCCGCTCGAAATTGTGGTTGAAGAGTTGATCGCGTCGCCGGAGTTCGGCGTGATCGAACTGAGTCAGTTGGGATTTCCCCTGGATCGGATCATGCGATGGTGACTGCTGAGCGCCGGCATCGGGTTCTTCTGCCGGAACGGCCGAGTTGATGATCTTCTGGACCTTCGCCTCTAGATTGGCCTTGTCGACCTGCTCCTTCTCACGGCCCTTCATCAACACGGCAGCTTCTTCGTCGGTGAACTTGAAAAGGCTCGTGAGGACGTACTTGGTCGTCACTCGCTCACCCATCCGATCGGCGAGGTCAGCGGTTGCGCTCATGACCTCCAACTTCGCCAACTCCATGATCGATGACGGCACGGTCATGTTCACTCGAAAATCGTGGGCGTCCGGGTTACTGGACCCTGCGGCGATAAGATGGATGCGGCAAAGCTTACGGTATCCCACGCACAACTCTTGCTGAATGCGCATCACGGTACGGGCAAAACGAGTGTCCTCGCTCGATAACGCGCCGCGTGTCGCTTCTCCGCCGTACCCCATGTACATCTTAGGGATCTTCAGCGCCGCGACGAGTTTGTCGCGGTGGTATTCGAGCGAGTCAGTCTCAGCGTAGTCAGGGCCCTGAAGCACCTCGATGCGTGTCGAGTCTTTGCCGTTACGAGACGGCACGAAAAAATCTTCGTCATGGCTGTTGCAGACGAAGACCCCCGCCTCTAGCGCGAAGGTGTGACACGGTGACACCGTCAGAGTGTAGGTGTCCTCAGATTCGTCGAGCCACTCAACAGCCACCACTTTGTGGTTGTCCGCGATGGCAGACCGCTTGAAGTCGGAGAAGGAAGTGAAGCCCTCAGGCTTGAGCTGCCCCTTCACGCTCAGAGACAAGTCCTTGGCCACCAACCGATGTCCGTACTCGGACTCCCTGCGTTTGGGGCAGTAGATCAACTCGTACCCCTCCAGAGCCTCCCCCTTGGCCTTGGTGCTGATCCGTCGCCGGAAGGGCATCAACGAGTCGCCCGGCACCAAGTCCTGGGCCTGCACCTTCTCGCCGCTGCGGCGAATCATCTTGTGGTCAGGGGTGACACGGATGCTCTTGCCGTTGTCGAGCGTGATCTTCACGAGTTGTGCATCGCGCCGGGTGACGCCTGCCCACTCGACCTTGGCAGGCCGGACTCGGCCTTCGTCGTCGAGATCCGAGGCCCACACCCACTGCTCCTCGCCCCGATCGAATGCACCGGCCATGTCCTCGATGGCCCAAACGGATCCATCAAGGAGTCGTACCTCGGTGTCCCCAGCGAGGCACAGCGGATTGTACCGCATGTCGAGTTTGCCGGTACTCGGGTTGACGAACCGCTTCTTCACGAATTGGTTTTTGACCCGGTTTACGTAGGCGAGACCACGGTCTCCGTCCATCTCGCCAATGTCGATGTAGAAAGCGTAGCGGCTCGGCGCCCGGCTGAGTTTGTAGATCAGAAGAGCGTCTTCCAGCAGGGCCAAACGCTTCCAAATCCACCTAGCCGGATCAATGATCCCGTGACCGTAGACCGACCTCAGATGTTTTCCGCGCAGTCTCCAGTGAACTATTTCCCAATCCTCAAAGACTGTCAGTTCACCCGGTCCACGAGATCGCTCTGATTGAGTACCGCGCTGCTGTGCGAGTTTGTAGAAGTCCTCCAGCGAGATATTGAACTCGCCCTTGGTGTCCTGGACAAATCCGAGCAACTCGCCTCTTGGACCTTCAACACGACGAATAGTCGGAGGTGGAAGGTATTTGACTCCAATAACACCCCGATCGCTGGCAAGCGCTTCTCCGAAGCAGTTCCCGTATTTGCATAGCGTTCGCGCCAAACCCCAGTTGTCGTTCTCCACCAGCATGTTGCGATGGAGCATGTCGTTCAACGATTTGGCGGTGGTGTTGTCGTCTGAGGTCACCCATACAGACTGACCGTCGCCGTCGAGTCTGGGCATCGTTGAGTCGTCTGCGTAGATGTCCAGAGCTGTGTTGTGAACCACGACTCCGTGCGCGACGAAGTTGTGGAACCCTGGGACGTTCAGGTCGTAGATCGCCGGACGCTCGTCGAGACGCTCCACCCTGAGCACACGGTGGTTGCCACCATCGACGATGGGGTCGTTGCCTCGCATCTTCTCGGCCTGCTCGGAACGTCTCTCGTCGGTCCACTCCGGGAAGAAGCGACTGTTGTCGAGACCCGCGATGTGATGCCCCGCGTGCGACGACGGGGTCTCGATCGACAGGTTCGAGGGTGCGTTGTTGAGGTGGTTGTGATCCTCGTGATGTACGACGTGGCCAGCACCAGGCTCCACCCCGAGCAATACCTCGGCCACCACCCGATGGAGCCAGACCCATCGCTTCCCATCGCTCGATCGGATACTGGAGTCCGCATGAGGCTGATGGACCTGCCAGTACGGCGCTGCATCGGCAGCGTTCAGGCTTCGGAGTCTGACGTTCCCAGGCATGAGCCGTTGCCACATGGGAAGGTCTCCGGCCTGGATCCACTCCTCGTCCTTCGTTAGGAATGGGTGGTCTGCCGTGCAGATGATCTGTTCCCCGTTGTCGAGGGTCACCCGCACCATCGACTTGGCGTGCCCCTCCTCACCGGAGAGAAGAGCCGTTCCCGGTGCGGGCACCAGGGACCGACAGGACTTGTCGTAGGCCAGGACGTGGAACTCCTGCCCCACCAGGTCCCGGATGGGCACCCACCCACGCTCCAACGTGAATACCGGAGCATCGCCGTGAAGGCACGAAAGCTCTGGGTATTCGTCCATCTCCTCGTAGTCTGTGTATCGAGCCTGAAGATCCTGATCGATACGCAGGTGCTGGGCGAGGCTGTCGTAGCCAAACTGACTGGCGAGGTTGTAGGAGAGACCAGCTCGCTCGGAGCTTGGCATCCCACCTCGGCTGATCTGAGCCGATTGGATCTCTGGTGCCGCTGCGAAGAAGCCACGGATCTGGTTGCCGACCCCCTGGGTGAACCCCTCGACGATCTCTCGGAAGCTTCTCGCCACGTCCTCGTTATCCCTTGATGAACGGAACCGGACCATCGCCCGGCTCGAATGTTGGCGTCCCGCCTACAATACCCTGGTGGTCGGCCTTGGTACCACTCTTCTCTTCCATCATCACCTTTCCACCCGACACCCAAGAGTCATCTGGTTTCTCCTGGCCGTCGCTGACCGATAGTCCTTTGACCGGAGGCACTGGTCGGCCAAGCATCCTTTTGGTCAACGAAAAGACGGCACCAGCAAGAGCGTCTGCAACGTCCTTTGATCCGATGACCTCGTTGCCGTCGGGACCCGTCATCCGGTCAGGGTGGTCGATCTTGACCCGGCCGCCGGATTTCATGATTCGCTGCACTGACCGCAACTCAGCTTCCAACCACGGGTGAGGATGAAGAACGACACGCCCTTCATAGATGGCGTCCTTGAGTGTGTCGTAGGCGTCAGAAGTCTTGTCAACCGAGACCACCTCGGCCTCGATACCGCGCTTCCTGAGTTTCTGAAGAGCATCCGCGGAGTTATGGGATACGATTCCGTTGGCCACGTACGACGGATCCCCATCAACTTCCAGATCGAAAACCTCCGCCTCAGACGAGTGGAT